TGCTGCCGCAAAGGTCAGACAATGGCCGGCTCGGGAATCCCCCTTGCGATCAACTGCCGCACTTCACCCCTCAGGTGTTGCAAGGCGGACCCAGTAACGGCAAGCCGACAGCGTTGAACAGCTCTGCGGGATCTCCGCCGTCGAACGCTGCCGGCAACCGCAGGAACCGCCGCTCCGGCGCCAAAGGATTACAAGACGGATCGTCCGCTCCCCGTTGCCGGAATGCGTCATACGGCGTGCCGAACACCCGCGCCGCCGCACCCATCCCCCGGCTCAACCGGTCGGCCAGCGTCGCTCCATCCATCACGAACCTCACACAACAAGCGAAACGCTGGACCCACTCGCCAGCGACGGACCCGGCGGCACACCCAGGAACGCGCAAAGCCGCCGCCGCCACCGGTCGAACAGCCCCTCCCGGTCCGCCAGTTCCGCCGTATTGCGCACCCACCCAGCCGCCGCAGCCGTATCGAGCCCCGCCGCCGTCTCTGGAATAGCCCGCTCCAGGCCGCCCAGGGTGGTCAAGTATCCACGCAATACAACCTCCTCCGACCCGGACAGGTTATTCAGCCGATACTCCACCGCCCCGCTCGCCTGATAGAACCGCCACCCCATGTTCCCCGCCCGGTCCGCACCGAATACCGGATACCCCAGGAACCGCCGCGCATCCGTCTTTTCCGAATCACTCAGCATACTTCCTCCTCCTCTCCCCCCGGAAGCGGGCCGGGGGTGAGGGCTGCAAAAGAACCAACCCCCGTCGCCAGCTAACCCACATGCTCAACCATCACCGCCCGCTTGAAAGCAGCATTGGTCGCAGTCGGCACCACAGTCGGATTGGTCATCGTGTCGCTCGGCGCACAAAAACCGCCAATCCAATACCAGCTCTGCGCGATGATCTGCTGCAGCCGGTCGATCGGCTCCCGGGTCACCATGGCGATCCCGTCCACCAAGCTCACGATGCTGTCCGCCGGCGCAACGTCCTGCTCCGCCATCCCAGCAAAATCGCCCTCGATCAGCGCACCCTGGCCCACGATAATCGGCCGCCGTATCACCACTCCAGCAAGCGTAGGATGCGGCTGCACATAGGCCTCCGTCGTCGGCACGAACCGCAATCCCAGGAAATTATTGATCATCCCCTGCCGGAACACTTGGTTTGTGCTCGTCGCTCCCTGGAACAGCTGCCGGAAATCGCCATCCGCGAACAGCTGCCGCGCGCTTACCGGGTCCAAATAACAGTTATACGCCCCGTCGATCTCCGGCACTGCATTCAGCCGCAGCTTGCTCACCGCATCCAGCAGCGCACCGATCGTCAGCGTATCGCCAACGCCCAGCGCCGCAGTCGTCGCCGCCCGCCCGCCCGGCCGCACCACGACGCTTGCATTCGCCGCCTGGACTGCACTCCCCAGCGCTCCATCCGAAACGCTCACGTTGCTCGAGCACGTCAGTGTCCCTGAAACCCCGCCCGGCGTCGTCGAACTATTGACCCCGTCCGCCGTCGTCCCGACAACAGTATAGACTCCGGTGCCAACAGTAACTGTTAGGCTAGTCGTCGCCCCCACCGGGCTCTGCACCCCGTTCACGAACGTTGTCGTGAAGCCGCGCAGGTCGTCAACCGCCACCACCGGCCCAGCCGAACCCAGCGCAATCCGCACCCGGCTGTTCCCGCCAAAGTACGGTGCAAACAAAGCATTGCGCGCCAGCTCGTCCAGACTCCGCGCCGCCTGCTCCCCATTGATCGCCGCATTCTGCAAGAACTGCCCAGCAATCCCCACCCGCGACGTCACCATGTTCAGGTCCGTCGTCGCCGCATAGTGGTTGATCGTGATCGTAAACTGCTCCACCCCCCAGCCCTGCGGCACCAATCCGTTATCCAGGTTGGTATTGGTCGCCGCCGGCAGCGGCACGGTCACGCTCGGCTTCAACCCGGCCCGGGTCTTCGTCAGCGTCTCACCGATCCCAACCGCAAACTCCTGCCGGTCCGCACAAGCCCGGTATCCCAGCCGCGAGCTCATTGCCGCCTGGAACTCGCGCTCCAAAAAGCCCTGCTGCAAAATAGGCTGCAGGATCGCCGGGAAGTTCTGGATGCCCATAAGTATCGTCCCTATGCCAAAACGCAAAACCCGCCGCGGCCAAGGCCGGGCGGGTCAAAAACTACCTGAAAGCTAATCAGCCGCGCCGCGCGGCCACCGCCATCCTAGGAACTATTTATGGAATTCCTGGGGCATCGAAGCAAGCTTTATTTCCTAATTTCTTCTCTCTCTCTCCCTCCGGAAGAGGGCCGGGGTGAGGGCAGTCAAACAACCCAACCCAAGTCGCACCAACCCCTCACCGTTTCCGCAGCAGCTCCGCCCGGGCCGCCCGCCATTCCTCCTCCGACATCTCCATCGCCGTCTTGGCCTTCGCCACCACCACCACGGGCGCCCGCCCGGCGCTGCTGCTGCTCACACTCGCCCGCCCGAACAGCCAAGGCTTGGTCTCCCGCATCCGAGCCATCAAAGCCGCCCCACCCTCGATCCCGTCTATCCCCAGCACCAATGACGAAACATCGACCAGCCTCACCCCGTCCAGATCCACCATCCCTGCCCGAACCGCCTCCGTCCGCAGTTCCGCCTGCACCAGCCGCGCCCGCAACGCCGTCACCTCCGCCGAAACCTCGATGACCTCGCCAGTATCTTCGCTCATGCCGCACTCCCTATTTCGCTATCGATCCGGGCCTGCTCGCCCGCCACATCCACCAAGCCCCAATCCGCAGCCAGCAATCGCCGCGCCGTCTCCCGGCTCAACTGCCCAGCCGTCACCAGCGCCACCAGCGTCGTCGCATCCCGGGCCCGGTCCTCGCTCGTCGCCGGATACCAGGGCGGCCAAACCAGCCGCAGCTCAGCCTCTGCGTCGAGCACCCCTAGCGCTCGCCCTCCAACCACCAGCGGATAAACCAGCCCTGCCCGCAAGATCATCCGGCACAACGACAGCAGGCCCTCGCCGTAGCTCACCCGCAGGCTATCCGCGAGCCAAACCAGCCCTTGGTTCATCAGCTCCAGCGCCCGCCCCGACTGCGGCGCCCCCAGCCGGCTCGCATCCGCCCGGTTCCCGTGCACCCCCTCCAGCGCCAGTTCCCGCAGCACCCGCACGTAATCCAGCACCGCCGCCGCCGCCGTGCCGCCGATCTCCAGCAGCCGCGCATCCCCCTTCTCGCTGACGATCAGCGCATTCCCAGCGCCCCGTATCAGGTCGCCCTCAATCCCCGCCGGCTCCTTGATCAACAGCGTCGGATCAGACGAATACTTCAGCCCCCGTCCAGCCTGGCTCAACTGGTAGTCGATCTCGATCCCAGTCTCGACCGCAGCCCGGAACGTGCAGGCCCCATCTGGCGCCTCGCCGCCCGGCAGATTCCGTACCCAAACCAGCGGCACGAACCCCAGCCCATGCCGCACGCTCCGTACCCCGTCCACCACCGGCGGATCGGCGCTTCCAACAACCTGCGGCAAAAACCAGGTCTCGTCCGCCGCATCCCAGCGCCGTTGAAACCAATAGGTCAGCGCCTCGTCCGGCACCGCGAACCCCGCCGCCGCCAGATCAACGCCCGGCGTCTTATAGCGCTCGGTCACGCTGGAAAGCATATCCGGCGCATCCGCGTCCCAAATCGGCGTCAGCCAGGCCGTGTCCAGCACGTCCAGGAACACCCGGCCCTGCAAGATCCGCAGCAGCACGCAAGTTGATCCCACGCTTCCCCGGATCGCCGCCTCCGTCATCACCTGGTTCAGCCGGCATTCCCGCCCAATCGCCGCCAACGCGTCTCGCGCCGGGCCATCCGTGCTCGCAATCGCCGGCATGTGTCCATCGCTGAACAGCAGCGCGACGCTGTCCTCCACCACCACCCGGCTCAGCGCATACCGCACGCTCGGCCGCCGCCGCCGCAACGGAATATACTCCCCAGAGCTCGATCGCTCCTCGTGGAACTCATAGGGCAGGACGTCATACAGCGTACCCTCCAACACCCGCCGCATCACCACCAGCCGTCGCGCCCGCACCGAGCAGTCCGGATCAGCCGGGATTAGGTCGCAGATCGCCTGGAACATGCCACCGCCCTCAAGATGTTGGGAAAGGTCCGCCCGGCCTCAAACCGCCGATAGCCATCCTATCTCGGAGTCTTGGAATTCTTGGGGTATAAGAGCAAGGACTTTTTACCTATGTCCTCACAAAACTCAAAATCTCAGCGCTCACCCCAATCCACCCGCGCCACCCGTGCCGTCTCGGGCGGCCCGACCATCATTCCAAATGCCCGGGTCAACGCATCCACCTGATCGTCATAAGCGCCCCCTGGAAAGTCCTCCAGTTCCGCCAAAAAAGCCTCGTTCCAATCGCCCTGCAGCACCGAAACCGTACCCGCATTTACCTGCGACGCCACCGGCATCGCCCGCGTCGACTTCGCCCCGCTCTCCAGTGAACTCACCACCCGCCACCCCGCCAGCCGAGCCACCAGGAACGCCACCTGGCTCCGCCCAGCCTGCCCCGGGTCCTGCGGCAGCCCAATCGCCACCCCGTGCCCATCTCGCTCGGCCGTCACCCGGATCGCTCGCACAACCTCCTCAGGGCCGCCTCTGATCCGCACCACGTCCTGCACCTGCAGCCCGTCTGCCGACCGCGCCAGCCGCACTCCCGCCGTCCAGTCCCCGTCTGCACTCGCGGCAAGGTCCCAAGCTCGTACCGCCGTCCCCAACAGCCGGTTCCCGACCACCGCAACTCGACCTACTTGGAACAACCGGCCGCCCAACGACCGCGGCGATTGCTGGAACAGCGCTCCCCAAGCCCGGTCTCCCATCACCAAGCGCTTCCGCTCCAGCGCCGCAATGTCCTCCCACTCCGGCCACAAAGCCTCGCCCGGTGCGCGTCCGATTGCATCGTCCAGCTCCGCAATCGCCGGCAGCCGCACCACCCGCCAAGGCTCCGGTCCCGCCAGCAGCCGTCCGCCCAGATCGTCGGAATGCCACCGCGTCATCACGAGCACCACTCGGCCGCCCGGTTTCAACCGCGAAACCAGGTCCGACCGATACCAATTCCAAAGCGCCTCCCGGTGCAGCCGGCTATCCGCCTCCGCATGACCCTTCACTGGGTCATCAATCACCAACAAGTCGGCGCGACGCCCCGTCACCGGCCCTCGCACACCTGTCGCGTAGTACGTGCCCCCTGCCGTAGTCCCAAACCGGTGCGCCGCCCGGCTGCTAGGGTCGATGCCAATCCCTAGCCGTACCCTATGCTCGTCGATCAGCCCCCGTACCCCCGCCCGAAACCCGCCGCCAGGCCCGCCGTATGACTGGCGCAGATCACGTGCGATCTCGGATGCCGTCCCAAAAACCATGCGGGAAACAGGAGACTTGCATAAGTCGACTTGGCCGAACCCGGCGGCAGCAAAAGCATCAATCGGTCGCATCCACCCGACGCCACCGCCTCTAACTCACTAATCATCAATCGATGGTGCCGCGCTGGAACCTGTCCCTGCGTCGCCAAGGCCAAGGTCGCCCATTCAGTCAAACTCGTCCGCACACCCGCCCGCAGCACCCGCTCGGCCTTGAGCGACAAGTTCGTCCAGATCGTCATCACTCACCTGCGCCAAATCATTGCAGGCGCGCGCAGCCGCCGCCTTCGGATGCACGTACGGCGCCACCGCCTTCGCCAGCGCAACGGCGCCGTCCTCGTCCCCCTCCCGCCATTTCCGGCGCATGACGGTCAGCATGACATGCAGCGGCGAAGCCTCGACCATCGCCCGAACTCCTATAATATGCAGCCGTGATCGAGACCGCTCGCCTGCGCCTCCGCCCGCCCCGACCCAGCGATGCCCCGGCCATTGTGGCTATGATGACCCCGGCCATCAGCCAATGGCTGGCCTGCTGGCCCGTCCCGTTCACCATCGAGATGGCGCAAGCCCGCATCGCTGCAGCCCTGGACGCAACCGCCCAAGGCCATGCTCTAACCTACGTAATCGAACATCAAGCCCAGCTTGCCGGCTGGATCAGCGGCCAAGTACCCGGCACGCATCGCGGGAGCTTCGGCTATTGGCTCGGCGAACCCCACCACGGCCAAGCCCTTATGCAGGAGGCCGCCCCGGCTTTCGTCACCGCCATCCAGGCCCGTCTCGGGCTGCACAGCATCGAGGCTGCCTGCCAACCCGAAAACTACGGCAGCATCAAAGTTCTCGCCGCCTGCGGCCTGCATCGTATCGCCAGCCGCATGGAACCCGCTCCAGCCCGCAACCGCGACGAACGCGTCGATCTCTGGGAACGCGTCTGGATCAGCCCGCAACCATTAGCCTGACGCTCCGTGTACCTTAAGCTGGGGCATCTGTCGAGGATTGTTTACCTAATTTGCGGAATCTAAGCGCCTACCAACTCAGCAAGCTTGGTCACACTCTCACCGACGTGCACCGTCGCGCGGACTCGAGCCACTATTTTGAACTGAGAGGCTAACGAGATATTCCAGTAGACAGCTTCTATAGTCATTCCAACCCAAATGCCTTCAAAAGTCAGGGCAATTGCATATGACCCATTCTGCTCCCTCTCCCCCCCGGGAGAGGGTCGGGGTGTCGCGCAAATCCTCTTGGGGATTTCGCTGGGGCAGTGAGGTGCCAGCGTTGCGTCCGTTAGAGAGCCCTCACCCAACCCCCTCACGGGGGAAGAGGGCTTCAGGGAAACGACTTTCTTCCAAATGCGACAGCCCTGTCTCAAAAGTTCAAGCCGAACTCTAACTATCGCAAGCAACGCCGCAGCATGCTACCTGCCGACACATATTAGACCTGCTGCATCTCTGAAACTCAGGCCCCAGGTTCTCCAACCAGCGAAGCCCCAACATGCGCACCCTGCTGCTCCTCCTGCTTCCAACCGCGTGCACCACCCCGGTCACTCCCGACGCTCGCTACCTCGGTTCTCTCACCCCCACGGCTCCAAGCGACCTCTGCAAGCCCGGCAAGGCCGCACTCCGCCTCCAGGATGGTAAAGCGCTCTTCATTCCCGACGAGACCACATGGACACTCACCGGCACTGCATCCGCCACCGGCTCCGTCCAGGCCAAACGCATTGAAGCCGGCGCAAGCAAACAGCCCTACGCCACCCAGTTGAGCGGAACCTGGACTGCGAAAACCGCATCCGGCACCTACACCACCCCTCGCTGCACCTACGCCGTCGTAAGCGGGGCAAAACCCCGGGCACGCAGGTGCAGCATTGGCGCTGGTCCGGAACGAAAGGCGCGAACCTCCGCCAGTTCCCAACGTCGCACCCCGGATTGATCCCATTTCGGTCTAAATCTGCCCG